AGCTTGGCGAAACTATCTAATAAGGAGGTTTCCAAGCCTCCCGAATAAACTTTTCCTTTTTCTATTCGCCAAAATCCTCCCAAATGTAAAACTATTTTAGTAACAATATGATACATAAAATATCGAAATAAATTGCGTATATAATTTCTCGCTTCTTTTGTTTTATTAGACATATTATAACACAAATATCCCGTACCACAGTACATATCCATAAATATGCTCTGTACATGCTTATCCAACTTATATATATCACCTTTACCATACCTTTGACCCGGTACATCATAACTTAACAATTTTGCCAAGTTGTAAGCTCCACCATGCATAAAATTTATACCTATAGCAATATAAGTGCCCGTCATAAAGTACTTCAAAAACCATAATAATGTATGTCCCATAAAACTATGAAACATAGATGGTATAAAAAATTCTCTCATACTCAATAACAATTTTCTTAATTTATCCATAGTAGGACAACCCATCAATTTCTTCCATTCTCTTTTCTGTCGAATCACTTCAAAATCTATATATTCTAAATTTTTTTGAAAATACATATGTATCATAAACCTATGAAAGGCTCTCAAATTGGCTTCAAACAAAACAGTTTTCTTACCCGAATTATGCAATTTATATTTAATATTATCTACTACAAAATCATATGCATTACCTGGTATTATTCCACCGCCTGTGTTCCAATTCCAAAAGAATAAATCTTCCGTACTATATGTAAATTCTAAAGTTCCAAAATATTTCTTCATATCCAGATAATCTAATAAATCATTATATGCTGGTCCTATAAATCTACGAATTTTATTCCACTTATCGCCTTCAAAACAAGTATCTACGTCATATTCCTTAAGGAGATGTACTTTCTTTTCCATAGACATATTACCGGTAGTATAAACTATCCGATCAAATGTCTCTCCAACAAAACTCCCATCAAAAAGCATACAAGGTGAATACTTCTCATATATCAAATGATAAAAAGAATATACTATGTAAGCCCTATGAGCTAAAGTTCCAGGAACTACCTCTCTTATACCCGTTAATTTATAAATTAAATTCTGGGATGCCGATCTGACCAAGTCCTGTATTAAAGGAGATGGTTTAACAGTATCCTCTTGATATGAATTAACATGATTAGTAGGCGGTCTCAACAATATTTGAGATTTATTAGTGTACAATTGAGTATAAAAATGAAAGAAAGCTTTAGCACATACTTCTTTTCTCTTAGACACTTTTCCATTTAGGATGAGATACTTCGATACTATTTCAGCATATACACTGGCCATCAAATCTTTTTTTGTTCGATACTCCGTCGGACATCTAACTATTGGTTCTATCGCCCCTTTAACATCATAAAATTCATATGCTACTTTTGGGTCCATATGTTTATGACTATGACACTCTACCATTCGCGACTGCATTCGAGTTTTCTTCGATCTATAAAACAAACGATTCAATATAGGGTATCGTGGGAAACCTATCTTACAAAATATATGATCTAACGGTAATATATTTAATGACAGTTTTAATTGGTGTAACTAGTCGTCTCTGAGGGTGAAAATTAATCGATCATTTCTTCCATTCTCTTTTCTGTCGAATCACTTCAAAATCTATATATTCTAAATTCATATCCAG